GGTCACAATCAAAATCACCACATAAGCCGCCCATAAAGTCAGCACAAAATCCTGCATCGTCCAACCATAAATAAGCAGGGCCGAGCCGGTGCTTATGGGTAGGTGAGCGGCGTCGTTATTCAGCACAGGCCCTTCTCCTTATTCAAATTTGTCCTGTCTGCTGCATACCTTGCATGGATGCAGCAGACATAAAAAAACCCGCTCATGCGGGCCGGGGGAACAATTTTCAAGAAGTAATGGTAGATCTACGCAGACCACTCAAACTGATCCACTTCGGCTTTGCTATTTGCTTGCTGAACCTGCTCAGCCAACAGCGCATTACGCTGCATCAGACTCACAATGCGTGCTTTAGCCTCTCGACCCAATTGCTGAATCTGCTCAGCCGTATGCATACGCATAGCCCAATCGCCGGACTGGTTCGCGCACCAAAATGGTGTAGACCAGTTAGCGGCAAGACCAGGCAACAATGAATCAGCCAAACTACTGGCCAGATTCAATTGATCAGTTTCATTACTAGGGTATCGGTGAAGCTCACCCAAAACCTCGGACTCAAAGCCGTCCTTGATAGCCGCCCGGCAAGCTGCCGACAAAGCGGTAATCTTGCTTTCCTTATACGTCTGCAGTTGAGCTGCTGCCGTCACGACCTTACTACTATCAATGTTGATCTGCATCGGTTTCCTCCTTTACTTCAGATTCAGAGTTTGTCTCAAAGTCAGCTTCAGGAGGCAGCTCTGGGGCGGGCGCTGGCGATGGACATTGCTCAGGTAAAGCAACCAAGCCGTCCTCACTGATCACGACCGGCTCAGGAAAGCATGCTGCCGGATCTGTTTGATCCGCCGCGATATGGAAAAGCAGTTGATCAATCTCGACGCTATCAGCATGGCGGGTAACTGAGGCCAGCTTCAATAAGGGATGCTCGATTGCGCCGGCTGGCAGAACATCGCCAGGGGACATAAAGGACAAATCAAGCTCTTCCTGGTTAATTTTCAAAATGGTGCCCGAACGCTCCAGACAGATCTTTTGGACCATATCCACAGGGACCTGGGGGCATAGTTTGATGATGAAATTCATTATTTCCATACTCCAATTGCTACATAGTCAACTGCGGCACTTGTGCCAGTATCCACAATGCCGGCAGTGTCGCGAATAAAGAAACTACCCGACCCTGAACCCATCCCCATTTGAGGCACGGCATAATATCCAGAGCCGTCAGACAGGGGCTGGATCACCGTAGTGGGAGGCGCAGTAAACGCCATGGGATAAGAGATCACTGGACTGGACGGCTTCCAGCCATTACCACTGAATGTGACTTGCCCACGACAAATTTGAGTGCCATTGGCAAGCCGTATCCAATTGCCGTTTGAATTTGACCCCGATTGCACAACGGAGCCACCTGCCACATCACCCACAATATTCTTGTCGTGAACCAACTTGCAGGCTGGGCGATATTCCCTCTTGCCCGAGACCCCGCCATTTAAATAAAAGTTATCGGAGTAAGGATCGGTAGAAAGGCGCAGCCCCGCATTCATATTGCTGCCGTAGGGCATATCAAGAAAGAAAGAACCACCACCCCACGTTACCGCCCGCGTTTGGTAGTACCAGCCAAATGGATTGGAGCTATCCCTGCCATTGGATGGGGTAGTTGTAGCACCACCTAATCCAAATTCACCGACATTCAAGGTGCTCAGCCAGGCTCGATATGTTCCGGACCGGCGCCCTCGGTGAACCACACCACCATCGGAGGAGACATAAATTTGGGCTCCCACCGTACCGGTCTGACGATGCCATACAACACCAGGCGCTGTGGTCGGTCTGTCGGTAATCGCCGTGCTCACGTAATACATGCCTGCCGGGACATCTACATCGTCAAGCGATGCAGTAGGCCAATGGTCATACGAAGTGGCTGCCCCAAAACTGCCCAAGCCGAATGCTCGACCATTGGTCAGGATTTTCCAGGCTGTCGGATCATTAGGAGCGGCTTGCAGATCCGTCTTCTTTAAAACCGAATCCCACTCCCATTCCGTTTGTGAAAGCAGAAGCAGCGAAGCGACCCGATCCGCCAACTCCTTGACGTAGCCCTGCATGGGAGCCAGCGCATAGGCCTGCCCACTGGCAGACGCACCTCGATAAACCTGCGTCAGCGTCAAAGATGTGTCTGACGCAATATTCTTTACTTCATAAAGCTGCCCATCAGGTGCCACAAATGCCTCACCCTGACGCGCTCCAGAAAGCCACTTTGTCCCGGTTCCGCTCACCGTGGCATTGTTTGCGGCAACCTTGACGGTCCCGACGGTATACCAAGCCATTGCTATCCTCCTATGTATCGTATGCTTGCCACCTGGCTACAAACAATCAGCAAAAAAAAACCGCATGTGCGGGAATTATTAGAACTAGGCACTACTGTCGTAGCCTTAAACGTCATGCTTTCCACCTTCCGATAGCGATGACAAAAAAATCGGCCCAGTTATCGTTCTCAACTGAACCGGTCACTTTTCTGAAAATCACTCCTGTATTTTGGATCTCCAAAATTGGCGCTGCCGCAAATCCGCCATTGTCCCCTCCACCACTGACAGCAACAACAGGTCTGGATATGAATGCCAAGGGATAGTGCCAAGGTTTGGCATTCCATCCGTTGCCAGGGAAATTTTGATTGCCGTAGCAAATTTGGGTTCCATCTGCAAATCTCAGCCATTGACCACTTGCATTGCTCCCACTCTGCACGACGGACCCACCAGCAACATCCCCAACGATGTTTTTATCGTGAACAAGTTTGCAAGCATTGCGGAACGTCTTTTGACCAGATACCGCACCATTCATATAAAAGTTATCGGTATAGGGGTCCGTCGAAATACGCAGGCCAGAGTTAAAGGCGGTTGTGTTATAGGCCAGATCTAGGAAAAACCCCCCGCCCCCCCAAGCCGGTTTAGCTCCAGATCGGTAATACCACCCAGTCTTTTGGGCTTCCCATGAGGTTGGGTTAGCTTGAGCACCACCAAATCCGTATTCACCTACATACATGGCCTCGCGCCAAGTGTGATAAGCACCAGCACGCCGGCCACGCCACCCCAATCTGTTACTGGAGCTGACTACCACTTGGCCCCCGGCTGTGCCCGCCTGCCTGTGAAATAAAGCCCCAGCGTTGTATCCGGCCACGTTATGGTCAAAGGGCAATTTCGACGCATCGCCAACCAAGGGACCATAGTAGTAGGATCCCGCCCCCACACCCAGCGCATTCAGATCTGCTGCTGGGAATATGTCTAAATTGGCGTCTGCGCCCGAGCGGCCCACGCCATACTGCCCCACTGTCATAAGCTCCTTCCAGGCATTGGGCTTAGCATTATTGACTGTGCGTATGTAGAACTTGTCTTGAACCGGCGACGCATACAATAGACCGTAGTACGTACCCCCCCACCCAAACTTGAAATAGCTTGATCCGGAACTAGTGCCATCAGGTTTACCCACATCGCTTGAGCCCGATCGGTAAATCCCATTAATGGGGTTTTTCAGAATGTCTTGGTCTGCAACCGCTCCCGAATTACCTCCAAAACCCCAGTCTGCATTGCGCATCACGCGCCCTGGGACAGGATCGATCGTTGATGTGGCCAGAGTACCCTTGGCGGCGCTCCCCATATCCGACAGTGCAGGCAGCAATTCTGCTGCACGATCTGCCAACTCTTTGACATAGCCTTGCATTGGGGCCAAAGCATAAGGCTGACCTGTAGCCGTAGCACCCCGATAAGGCTTAGTCAGCGTCAAGGAGGTATCCGACGCAATATTCAACACCTCATACAGTCGACCGTCAGGAGCAACAAAGCCCTCGCCCTGCCGGGCACCTGCCAGCCACTTCGTGCCGGTGCCCGTCACAGTGCTGCTATTTACGGTGACTTTTACAGTCCCCAAGTCATACCAAGCCATTCCATACTCCTTGCTGACAGTGATGCCCCTCAGCCGCTACTTGGGCACATACTAAAAACGGCGCACCAGAATGCTGAGTGTTCATAATTCGTACTCCATAAAAAAAGCCGCTATTCAAGCGGCTGGATACTCGACAGGATCACAATCCTGTAATTCCGGAGATGGCTCCTCGGCAAAGCGCAAACTTACAAAACGGTCGGGAAGGATATCAAAGGCTTTGCCATTGATCGCTGGTCCAGTACTGTAATCAGGCTCATAGGTACGAATCGTCAGTGTTTGGTCCTGCTCGCACTCTTCGTAGTCCAAGGTGAAATACACATTGCCATTTCGATCTTTCGGGGTTTCGATATACCAGCCGTCACGACTCAGTAGCGGTACCTGGCGCAAAAGATAGTGGCCAGCTCCAAGGCGCTCAAACTTGGCTGCGGCAATTTCAGGATGCATGGTCTTCTCAATGCCCGTACTACCAAGCTGAATGACAGGGGACGCCTTTTTAATAAAGCCATTGCTGTCGACCATCGTATTTCGATGCGTCAAGAGTTCCTGCCATGGCTTGGCAACCCGGTTCTGGACGTTTCGAATCCAGAGTTTGTCGCTTATTGGAGAGGCATATAGCAAGCTATAGTAGGCTCCACTCCAGCCAAATTTAATGTAGCCAGCACCAGTATTGTTGTCAGGAGCCTCCGTACTGCCAGAGCCCGATCGATAAAAACCGTTAACCGTATTGTTAAGAATATTGGGATCAGCCGCAATTGAGCTGCCAACACCAAACCCCCAGTCACCAATGCGTGCGACTCGCCCTGCAGTCGCGTCCTGGTTGGAGTCTGTCAGAGTTGCTTTGGCTGCCGTGCCCAGATCAGCCAAGACAGGCAACAGTCCTGCTGCTCGGTCAGCCAGCTCTTTGACATACCCCTGCATCGGCGCAAGTGCATATTTCTGAGCGGTGCCTGTGGCACCTAAATAAGGTTTGGCCAGGGTCAACGAAGTATCAGAAGTAATATTCGCTACCTCGTATAGCCGACCATCCGGGGCTACGAATGCCTCACCTTGCCGAGCACCTGACAGCCACTGTGTCCCGGTTCCTGTAACAGTCGCACTATTTACCTTGACTTCAACTGTTCCTATGTCATACCAGGCCATGGCTCTCCCTTTGCGTGTTCAATGCTTTGTTCTGGGCTTTCCTGGCTTGTGGCGGCCACTTGGACTCCGGCAGCCAAAATAGCTACTAACCCACGAATCATCCCAGCCGCCAACTCAGGCGTAATACGGTTTCCCATATTGCTTTCAAAGAGCTGAGAAATTGAGTGCTGTAGATTCACTTGTCGCTCCTTCAGTTTTTCTTGAATTCTGTCTTTACCGATTCGCAGTGCTCAATCCATTTCACCGTTTCCTCTGGTAACGCTATACCTTGCATCCTTAACGCTTGTGCCATCTTGAAAATAGCATCCAGCTGATCAGACTTCTCCATATAGGATTTCCTGCGCAAAGGCGCATAGGGTTCACAATGCTTGAGCTTCAAGGACAAACTCCTTATCAAGATAAGGCCAGGCAATGACCTTAATGGTGTACATTCCCGGTTGATCAAACTCCAGCTCGGCACTGACACTTTCCCAAGCGTAAGTCCTGGTTGTATTGATCACGATCTCGCAGGGCTGTGGCAAATGATGCAATGTATTGCCATCTAAATAGGTCTCTTGAGGCGGACGATCCTGCAAGCCCTGCTCAGTCACGAATTGACGACTTGGCTCTGCATGACCACGGATCAGCTTAAGAGCGTCTTGATTGACTTGAAAAAACTCTTCGTTCTCCGAAAAAACACCGGTGATTCGACCATTTTTATCGTGTGTATAGAAATTTCTTATATCCATTAGTTATCTCTGAATAAGCAGGTAATCCAAAGTGAGGCTAAAGGGGCCACCAACCAATTGCGACTTGGAGCTAGGGGTTCCAAAAGAAACTCTACTCGAGTACACAGTGACATTAACTTTCGCGTAAGGATCGATGAGACCAAGATCTACCCATCCAGACAGCCCTCCAAAATCGTAGGTATATGTACTTCCCCACTCCATCCCACCTGGCACGATGTGTTCAATCACAAGACTGCCCACAAAAATTTTGAACTTAAAATAGACCGGCTCGCTGTTGTAATAGTTGTAGTTATACGTGTATTGAAACTTCAGTTTCAAAGCGATCAAACCTGGAACAGCATTAGTGAGTCGATAGCTTGGGAAGGTGGTCTCTCCGCGACTATAGCCCTCTGTATAGTGTGATCCCAACTTGGTAATCGCGCCCGGCTTCAAGTTCAAAGTATCGATTGTTGCAGTACCAATCTTGGCACTTGTAATGGACGCATTGGCCAACTTGGCTTCTGTAATCTGAGCATCCACAATTTTGGCGGTTGTAATTGCCGCATCAGCAATTTTGGCTGTACCAATAGATGCATTGCCGATTAAGGCCGTATTCAGGATACTGGCGCCTCCTTGTACAGAAAATACACTGGTAGGATTCCCGTTAGCCGCATGCATCACCGCAAACCGATCCGCCAAAACAGCAAAGGTCGACTGCATGACGCCAGATTCATTGGTCAAATCCAAACCAACACCGGATACATACTTCACCCCACTCTGGTTTGCCTGCAGCTTCACGCCCCAGCTGGAAGCAATTTTCCCATCCAGTTCTGTCAAAGAACGAGCAACCTGCTCAACGGCCGCCGAATTAATACCAATACCCGTTTCCAAAGTCGTAATAGACTCAGCCAATGCACGATTCTCATCAGCCTGTACATTCTTGAACTCAGCCAAAGACGCCCGGATTTGGGTTTGCTCTTTCTGAGTATCAAACTGATTCAGCACTCGTTCCAGGTCAGCATCCTCACCCGCCTGTTGGCGTTTGATTTCTGCATTCAGCACCAGCTGACTGTTAGCCAAGGCATCTTGCTGGCCCTCTACGCTAGTTACCCGAGAGTTGGTTTCGTTCAAGGCCCCCGCTGTAGCTGCCAAACCCGTCTTGGGATCATTGACGGTATTTTGCAAAGCCGTCAGGTCACGTCCTTGAGAAGAAATGGAGCTGCCTTGTTGTGTGACCGTACTGGTCAAACCTTTAATAGCCGAGGAGTTGGCGGAAATTTCCTCTACCACCTCTGCCAGGTTAGGCTGCCATTGCATAGCGGGTACAACATCACCTAGATACAAAGCTGCCCAATGGATAGTTGCCTGACCAGCATGGTTGCCCGGGGACGGCGCATAGTAAAACCGCAATTCACGCGGCAAGGCATTGGCAGCAGCTTTGGTGAATTTGACGACCTGGACAGACTGCTCAACATTGCGCTCCAGATCAGCAACCCGATTTGAACTGCCACCCGCCCACACACCAATACGCGACTCCGTATCACCCTCCGCGGGCTTATGTGTATAGCAGACCACCAAGGTATAGCCCTGGGCAGGAACAAAGTCCTCAGTCAGGTTGTAACGTCCAAATAGATATACAGGTGTGGCCCGAACTTGCTCAACGTTCGACGCCAGCAGCAAGTTGCCGGCGGGGGCTGTCAACGACTCAAGCCCAGTCTCCAGCTTTGTAATGCTTTGCGCCTGCGCACTGACCCCCTGCTCTGTCGCCGTTACACGATTGCTCAAGGCTTGTACCGCACTGGCATCCGCTTTCTGATTCGCGGTAGCCTGCGCCGCATCAGCTGCAGCTTTTGCAGCCACTGCAGCGGCTGCCGCGTCCGTTGCCGCTTTATCCGTTACGGCCACCCAGGCACTGCCATTCCAGCGCTTGGGGGTATTGGCATTGTTTTTTGTGTCGATCCACAGATTTTGTGCCAAGCGCTTGGCAGCCGCAGGAGCTGCTGTTGCAAAGATCACCTCCCCTTTTGCCCCAGCGGCAGTGGCGGCAGCCGCTGCCGCATCTTGCGCCGCAACGGCTTTGGCATCGGCGCTGTTCACGCTGGTCGTCAACTGCATGATACTGCTTGCTTGTGCATCAAGCTTGCCCTCGGTCGCCGTCACACGTGTACCCAAGGAATTAACGGCCGTTGCCAAGCCACGCTGCGCTGCATCCAGACCATCTACCTTGCTGGACAGCGCCGTGATGGAATCAGACAAGGAGCGCAGGCCGCCCTCCAGCTGCTCGACCTGGGTGCGCATGGATTGCACGGAGGAAGCCAAGGCACCAAGGCCCGTTGCCGGATCATTCACCTGGCCTGCGACCGTATTGATCTGCTGAGCATTAGCCTGGATCTGGCCTTCTGCACTCTCTACCCGGCTGATCGTCTCCTGCGACTGGACCGCCAAAGCAGCAAGACCATCAGTGATGGAGGCAAAGTCTCCGATCAGCCCCCAATACGCCGCATCCGTTATCTTCTTGCCTGCCGGTACAGCCTTTTTAGCGCGGTACATCTTGTCATTTGCAAAGACGACAGCACCTGCCGCATAGGCTTTTTTCGAATCCCATTTATCAGCAAGAAGCAGCTCTTGTACTTGGCCATTGACCTCATCAACCCGTTGATTCAGCTCACCAAGCTCAAGAGTCAGATCTCCCACGGAATCGCGGATTTTGGGGATGTCGCGGATGTTACCCATCAGCAGCTCGCCCAGGCCGCCCTCAACAATGGACGGGGTGATCAGCTCGTTATAGTCCCCTGCTCTGGAAACAGGCTCACCCAAGACACCAGGCTGATCTTCCTCAGGAAACCATGGGCCCGGCGTACCGTTCTTGTCAATCAGACGAGCCCAAAAGAAGTGCCGCGTAGTAAGCGCCAGACCGGTTTGATCAAACGAATCTGTTGGGTATGCAAATTCCCCGGCCTTGACGGCTTTCTCAAAATCCTGCGTCGGGCTATAACGGATCTCCGTACGCTCGATAATATTGGGGTCAGAAGGAAAACTCCACTGCACACGTATACCCCAAGGCATCGATGCAGTACGTAGCGTTTTCACCGGCAAGGGCGCGGCAAGCTTACCGTTCAGCTCCGTCAGTGCTGATATTCCCCATAGACTGGAAACATCCAGAACGTTAATCGCACGTACACGAGCAATGTAATTGCCCGCATAAACATTCGGGATCTCGATGCTTGTGGAACCTGTACGCGGAACCACAATCCATTCGGAATGATCCCGGCGCCATTGCACTTCATATGCCACCGCATTCGGTACGGAATCCCAGGAAACAACCGCATTATGACGTGCGTGGCCCTGGTCAATAACGTGATAAGAATTGATCAAAACGTTAGCCGGAATACCTTGAACAGGTGGCGGAGTAACACTAAGCGGCGGAACCTCCACACGCGTCTCATAATCGATAGCCGCATGTTTGCCCTCAACATATTGAACAGCATGGATGGTGTACTGCAGATCCCCGTCTTCAGCTACGCTTAAAACTCTGTATTTCTGAGTAGCTAATTCCGTGGAGTTGATAGACCACGCCGCCTCTGCCTCCGGAGTCTGGCTGAACGGTGGATCTACCTGCAAAGTTTGTGCCTCTTGTGTTTGCCCTGCTTGAACGATGATCGGCCTCGACTGAGATACACCATCCGGCAGCACCACGGTCAAACGATCACCAACAGATACTCGAACTGGCGCATCTAAAGTCACCACGGCATTCGTCGCTGATCGGGTCAAGCCACCAATACGACGTCCTGCCAAATGCGAATCTGCAATTTCAATGACCTGCCCTGGCTGAGCCAATGTACCGGTCAGGCCTACTGCAAAGGTAACCGTTTCGGTTTCCATACGCGAAGTAAACAAGGCACTGCGACCAATACGTTGCGCCTGACCTTGCGATGTACAACCAAACGCCGTCAACTCAAGCTGACGAACACCATAACGAGCAATACCGTCCGGATCCTCAAGGACCTCAACCTTGGCTCGACCCATATCGGTTTCGTCATTCCAGGACACCAGGGCGACAGTATGGCGAGTAGTCAAACTGGAGCCCGAATACTGAAAAAGGCCGTCAATAACGTTCGCGTTGGAATAGGTATAAACTGCGTCACGTGGCATATCCGCCACTGCAAGAACCGAGCCTTGAGCGTAATACGCAATTCCCCGAAAGACAGAAGCTAAGTCCTGCAGAACCCGCCACGCTTCGGCTTTATCTTGCAGGTACACGTTACAAGAGAAGCGCGGCTCAGTCCCGCCTTTACCATCAGGCACCTGCTCATCACAATACTGAGCGATTTGATACAAGGCCCACTTATCCAACCACGAGGCCGGTAACAGATGGCCCAAGCCATCACACGCATTCGTGGCCAAGTCATAGAAAACCCAGGCAGGGTTATTCGTCCACGACATCTTGAACGTGCCGTCCCAAGTTCCCGTATACGTATGTGTCCAAGCATCATAGTTACTAGGTACGCGCACAACACGCAAATACAGATCAAATGCACGGGAAGGAATACTCTGGAATTGCTTGGCATTCACACGCAAGCCTACACAGGCCGACATAGGACGACGTAGCTTGGCATCCGTTACTTCAGTAATGGAATCTACAAATGTCACATCGCTGACGGTAGAGTTTCTGGAGTTTTCCGTAATCCGACGCACACGCACCGTCCAGCCTGTCTGCGCCCTTGGCAAATCAATACGATGTGACCGCGCATACTGCTGAGTTGTTTTCCCATCAAAGGCAGCACGCAGCACCTCAGTAAAAGCCGAGTTATCCGTAGACAGCTCAATCGCGTACTCAATGCGATAACCAGAAATATCACCGGTCGTAGCCGACTGACGTTTCAAACCACGTACAGATAAACCCACCCGAACAGCCGAAATATGAATATTTTGGATAGAGCGCGTAAACGGTTGATCCGAACGCAACTCAACACTCACACCAGAGCTGGTCTCTACAGCCGGAAAACCAGGTATATAGTGCTGGTCCTGGGTCCCCGCGCGGAACTCCATCTGGACATCCTGAAAATTCAGGCTACCGTCTTCATTTTCAATAGGCGTATTATCCAGATATACCGATCTCAGGGGATTATCGGCATTCGCAAAACCATGAATAGGACCCGCACTGATCAGATCAATGATCGAGGCATACGCAATGCTATGCAAATTATCTTCGTCTTCAACGGGTGTACGGGTTGACCCACCACCGCCCTTACCTCCCTTGTGGCCTTTAATACTGTAGCCACCAGAAACAGGAACGGCGCCCTTTGGCGCCGCAATGTTGTAGTCAAGAATTTGCATTACATCTGATCCTCTGAGTAGATACCAGCCGAGACCACTGCACTACCAACAATCTTGCGTCCATAGCCAAGCGGGACAGGATTTCCTTGAGCCGTTGTATTGACTGGACCATTAAAGTTATAGGATGGTTTATTCTCTGGACGATCTGCTGTTCCTAGACCTTGCTGCATAGGAGAAATCATTTGAAATACGCCTCCCAATGCCAACCCTGCGCCAGCAATCATCAAACCCTTACCCAAAACTGCCCAGCTCGCAGGCATAAAGAAACCGGCTACAAAAAGCCCTACACCTAAAATAGTTTGAAACAGCCCCCCTCGCTTGGCGCCTTGCATGACAGGGGCAATCCGTATTTCATCCTGGCCCACCGGGGCGTGAAGCGCTTCTTCATTGATGTTCATCTTGGAAAGAAAGCAGGCGTACGAGATCCCCCGCTCACACGAAGTCATCAACTCCTGCTCAAATCCTGGCAACAGCACACACAAGGCCCTTACGGCCTCGGCCAGGGAATTGACGGCCAAACGATGCACCCGTCCAAAACGGCTGCCAAGCTTGCCATACAGCCGTATGGTTCGCAGTTCTTGATCCATTGATGCTGTCATCATCACAACAACTCCTTATGTCGAATAATCTTGCGAGTAATCTGCGCCCAATAGCCGCCGTAAGGCACACGCTCTGACAAGTAGCCGTAGGCATGGTGCAACATGGCATCGGGTACCGGATGCAGATAAGAAGCTTCTGCCAAAGGCTCTGCCCCGAGATAAATTCCCGCATGGTTGACCCGCTCACTACGTAACTGCATCAAGATCACATCGCCTGTTTTAGGACCGTCTTCGACCTCAACAAAGCCCGCTTCTGCAAAGTTATCCAAGTACAACTCGTCCCCTCCCTCCCACCAACCATCCCCACGCTCAAAGTCTGGTAAAGCGATTGCCCTTTCCCGGCGATAAAAGTCCTGTATCAAGGTGTAGCAATCGAGCACACCGTGATAGAACTGACGGCCGATCAAGGGAGCCTGATAACCCTCGGGACAAAAAGACTCCATGCCCTCAATCCGGGGACCATCATCGCCAGGCATCACCGACACAATCAGCCACTCCAGAGGTTTGACGTGTTCGGCCATTGCCTCGCATGCCACCCGATCAGCCTGACTGGGCACTGCAGGCATGTTCGGATGCGAATGCACAAAGGCAATCAACTCACCCTGCTCCTGAGCCTGTACCCAGTCTTGCGGACGGGTGGCAAAGTAGTCTTCAGGCTCAGCGGCCACATTCACTCCTGGCACATACATTTCCTTGCGCCCCTTGGCCACCACAAAGCCCACTGCCTCGCGTGGATACTCGGCCAAGGCGTGCGCATTAATCGCTTCTATGGTTTTTTTATTCATACGACACCCATAAAAAAAACCGCCCATGGCGGTCGTCCAACGCTTTACTAAAATCAAGAAACCCCGAACACCACAACCTGGCTCGCCTATCGGTTGAAGCTTGGCCCGCAGTGCCCACCCTCCAGCAGCCAACTGCTGCTTACACAAAGACAAGTACGACGGCCTGAGCTCATCCTTATCGCACTCGGTCAGCAGCCGGTTCACCACCAAAAGAGATCTCGGCTTCCTCTGGCCGACAATTCTGGACACTGGCCCAGCGCAACTGGCAACTACGTACAAAACCGGGGCAACGATCCAGGGCCGGATCCTGTACGGGTTGATCGTTCTTGTCGAACATGGCCGAGCCGGTATAGCCACAATACGGGCCACGGTAGCCGCCCACACGCGTCCAGGAGCAATACGTCATGATCTGGCGACCTGGCAATTGCTGCCCCTGAAAGTCCAGGGGACTGGACAGCTCAAACTCTACAAGCTGAGCATTGCTGGCGACACGCTGTTCAATCAACCAGACCTCCAGCGGAAATGCCTGGGTCGGGTCTGCGGTCGGGTTACCTTCAGGGAAGTTGGCTGCATCCAGATACTTGGCCAAGGTACGGTGACGGATAAACCGTGCACCAACCAAATCACCATACAAGCGACACATGGCAGAAATCACACCCGGGATTTTCTTGCCACTCTCATCCACACCAATATTGCCTACCTGAATACTGGGCGTTGGCTGACGCCCCTCTCCCGTACGCTGAAAACCGCTGGCTTGAATAGCCCAGGGCTCGTAGCGCTCTCCCTGCCACCAAATCGGAGTCTCTTGCGGGTAGCCGTGAAAACGCAAGGTACCGGCACCGATTTCCTCCGCGTCCAGTTCAAACACTTCAACAATGGCGCCTGGCTCCAGTTTTTGAATATCTGCCGTTATGCTCATGGTCGAAATCCTTGTTCAAAACCGAGTGACAACTGCCAAACAGGGCCACCTCTATGGGTTTTGGTATAACCGCGACACTGCACCACCATAGCCTCACTCCAGCCTGGTGGAGTCCAGAGAAAAGCGCGTCCCTCGCCATGACGGTCCAGGAACTCCTGAATAGGCCCCATCTTTTCTTCGGTACCGACAAACATCAAAGACCAGCCAGACCGTCGCGGGTTCAGACCAGCACCTGCGCTTTGCTCATATCCGTCACCAAAACGAGCGGAGAGTACACGGTACTGAACCTCTTCAGAAATTGCCTTTTGCTCAGGCAGCCAAGTAAATGTTTCCATCATCGTGAATATCCATTGCGTTGATTCCATAACAAGCCGCCTTGTCGCATTTCACGCGACAAAGTCTGCTGCACTTGAGCAGCAATCAGCGTCCCCAACTGCCGGCCCTGCATATCATCGCCATCCACCTGCGTCTGGCCATCGCCTTGCGACATGTTGACTGCCACATTGATCTGAAATCCTTGGGCACTGGCTTGTCCTGCGTCACTACCGGCGTTCTGCAGGTAATCCGTCAGATCCGAGTTCTGACGGGCACTCAACACACGCTCACCTTTATCCAGCAACCAGGTTCCCTCATACGGCACACGATCGATACCTTTATGAGCAACACCCATAAGATTCGTCAAAGCAAACGTATTGGCTATTCCTAAAGATGCCGGGACAGCATTGGCACCTTGGGTAGCCAAAGACACCAAGGTCGCTGGCCCACTCCAAGCCGCTGCAATAGTGGCGGCTTGAGCGGCACTGGTCGTGGTAGTTGTTGCACCTATGGTTTCACCCAGCATTGCATTGACCGCCATACGCACCCCGATCTTGATCAGCATCTTCAAGACCTCGTCACTGATCCCAACAAACAGGCCTCGTAGATCCAGCTCACCTGTTTTCACAAAATTGAACAGGGTCTGTTCAATATTCTCAAAAGCCGTCTCAAACACCTGCTGTGTCAGCGCGGACACATCAATTGCAGTTGCTGCAAACTTGCGCAGCTCTTCGGTAAAGAAAGAGGTACCCGCAGCATCCGAAGACCCACCACCTCCAAGTGAGGCCCCCGGCTGTGGTCCAAAGAACGAGCCACTCCCGCCGTAAGTTGGACCGGGCCCGCCCAGGCCCGGCACATGCCCATCCAAAGAGAAAGGGTCTGCACCAACCCCGGGCAGGCGCGAACCAAACAGATTGGAGTACGTACCAAACCCGGGAGTCGGAGTTCCTGGCATGGCTGGATAGCTGCCATAGCCCGGCAAGCGGGTGCCGAACATAGGGGCATTTATGTCTTCATTCGGATTCGCAAACCGGGGCAGGCCAGGTACACGCAAGCCATACAAATTCGTACCTGGATCCGGCATGGGAGCAAGAGGGCTTCCACCGGTGCAGCAACAAGGCACACAGTCCTGCGCCGCCGCAGCAGGTATCTGCTCGGCTTTATCCTGAACTGCTTTTGTGGCCTTGGCGGCAGCGTCATCTTCTTTTTTCTTCGGTCCGCTGATCGCCTCCAACACGGCTCCAATGCCGGCCTTGATCAACATGCGCAGCGCCTCATCCGCTACGCCAACCAACAAGGTATTCCAGTTGAATTTGCCTGTCTTGACGAAGTCGAACAGACTTTTTTCCAGATTGGTAAAGGCATTGGTCACGATGCTTTCCATCGGAGTAGCCATATCAGAGGCTGCCTCGATGTATTTGGCAATCGCCGCTTGACGACCTGCATTCCATCCCTTGTCCTCTTCACTCTTTCTGGAATTACCAAAGGAAGCTTGAGCCTTCTTGGGCGCTGCGCTGGCTGGAGAGGGAGAAGGCGTCGTAGACGGTGCATTCACAGGTCGACTGGGGACTGCTGCAGGGGGGGCAACCGTATTCACCACCACAATGGGGGGCTGAGACGCCACAGGGCGTTTGGGCAGGGCTTTATCCAAAGCCTGAATAAACTGATCGATGGCTTGCGCACTGGCTTTGGCCTTTTTCCCAGCCAGGGCAAACTGGTTCCCTGCATCAGCAAGTGCGTTGCCAGCTTTGACAGTCGTCACTGAAAGACGCAGACCCGCTTTATCAAGCGCCTTCATTGCCTTTTCCAGATCCGCGATCTGCTGTTTCATATTTTTGGGTTCCATGACTATAGAAAATAGGCTTGTCTGCGCTGCATCTCTCGCCTACAAAAAAAGCCCCGCCAAACCAGGCGGGGCCATCAACACTAGCTATGTGAAAAATCACTCGTTTTTGTTCTCCTCATCGCCTGAACAGAACATCGGGCAGTCGAGCAGGCTTGCACAGGCCGCTCGACTGCCCGGATAGCAAGCCAAACCTAGGACTTCTGACGCTCCACGCCATCAATCGCCAATACCGCGGCATCCAGCTCGGCACGAGACAAGGGCGTCCCGTAAGCACCGACCACGGCCGAAATATCAGCGGTACTCAATGGCAAGGGAAAGACGCCACTCATCCCCATTACGACAGATCGACAACGGCTGGCCGCGTGATAAGTCATGATGATGTGGTCAGTAATCGGATCCGAGGGAACCTCGGGCGGCACTGCCGCCCCCAGCTTCGCATAGATCAGCTTGCGCTTTTGGCTTGGCCCGGCCCACTCTTTTTCCCACTGGAACCGGGCGAGGACTTTTCCACCGTTTCCTTGGCCTCCTCTTGAGCCTCTTTAGCCAACTGAGCCGCGTGCAGCAGAACCCAGGTAAAGAGATCGCTATCGCCAGACAGCAATGCCGCCGCATTCTCTGGCGAATAAGGAACCTGACGACCAGTCTCGTCCTGAATCTGGCCCTTCCAATCCCGAATGATGTAACGACCCAGCAATTGACATTGAATGTCATGCTCACGAACGTCACTATCGGACACCAGAATGGAACTCAGGGATTGGCCCGCATCTTCACGGGCAATCAAACGTCGTACTCGCTCCAGAGCGATTTGATAAGCCTCGGTATCCAGTCGGGTCAGTTTGAAGGACACATCATCGGTGTAATCCTCCCACCGCTCCTGACTCAGCACCGATTCCAGGCGATTAATCTTCAAAGCCATGCCATCACTCCTTAAGGTGCAGGCGCAGCAACTGGGCTACGAGTCAGCACGGGAGTTTGCTTGGCCACGGTGAAGTTCAGCTCCACTTTCAGAATGTCGCCCTTGGCACCATTAGGCAAATCACCATCGACCTCAATGGCAGGCAGATCGATCTCGTACTTGTTGCCCAGAGAGTCGGTGATCGGGAAGGAAATGGCGATCGGGGTGCGTTTGAACTGGTTCTTCCACAGCTCCCAAGCCTTATGGGACCAAGCCAGGGTCACTGTGCCGGTAATGGCTGCTGCGGTCTCAATCAGGGCGCCGGGGCCCAAACGCTCGGCACCAAAGCAGCGTTGAGTCTGCAGCTGGTTGTCAATGTTCAGGGTCAAACCCGACACGCAAGCCTGGCCAGCCAGAGACACGCCATTGGCCTTCACATCGCCCACGCTGATCGAGGACATGAACGGGGTTTGGCTGGGCTCGGCCGGATCGGTGGCGAAGGGAGTTTCCTTGTCTTCGTAATCCAGGCAAGACATGGTGAAGGTCACGGTGGCTTTGCCTTCCTCAGGCACTTCCAGAGCAAAGGTGCTGACATGCGCACCCTTGAACAGGGCGTAGACATCCACATCGCGATAGGCTTTAGCCAGGCTGAAGGTGCTGCGGGTCTCGCCCACGCTCAGCTTGTTCTCTTTCCACTCGCCGTAGAAGGCAGCGGCCAGCAGCTCGTCAAAGGTGCCGTATGACAGTTCGCCCGTGATGTCGCCACCAATATCAATGCTGGTCACGATCGAACCCTGACCAATACGCGAATCGGTGATTTCTTCGGACTCCTCTTTGTTCAGGGTAGGAGTCAGTGTGTTGCCGGTGACGCGCAGCGTCTGCCAGCCCGAACCGGGGGTTACACCGGGAACGGTTTCTTTAACCAGGTAGCTAGTAACTTTAGCGCCAGAACTCATAATGCATCTCTCCTGTATGCAGGCAAAAAAAAACCGACGCGAGGTCGGCACAAAAAAACAGGTAAAAAATCAACCGGCCCGAAACGGGACGGTCAGGTTGATCTGGTAGAACTCTTCGCGTTGAGGCCGTTTTTGCGGGTCATCCGCTGCCACGTCGACCTGGCTCAGGCCCAGGCATTCCAACTCTCCTTCAGACCAGAAGGAAAGGTGTTCATCCACGGCATCACTCAGGCGATCCAGCTCCTGACGGCCCTGCCCCAAACGATCAAAGCACTCGATCAGAATCTCGCCGGATTTGCGGGTATAGGGTTTCGCACCCATGCCTGTCATTTCCGAATCGGTATTCTTGATCAGCAGACGGCACCAGACGCCCATATCCGGCGGAGTAAAGGCCGCGTGGGCATTGGGGTACTCGATATGCTCCTGAGCAATCCCGGTCAATGCCATCATTCGATCAATAATGGCTTTACTGATCTGTTCAAAGTTCATCTTGTGTAGTTCTCCTGAACGGTCCTGGCCATCTGCTTGATGGCCAATCGACGACTGTGCGTAGGCTGCTGTGACCAGACAATAAAAAACCCCGCAGCAATTTCTTGCTCGGGGTTGTTTCGTTTGCATTGGACGCAACTTTGCACGCCCATTATTGCAATTAGCCTTGCAGATTCATAGCGGACC